CGCCTCATATGTGAGGCTCCCATCGGGTCAGAAGATCATGGACTTTGACCCAACTTTCATCGCATCTGTTTTCTCTGGATCCCTAGCTGGATTTGGTATTGCTGCTGCCAAGGCGGGCGCTCCTACTGGCGCTAATGGTTCTGCACCTGCAGCACTTCCAGAAGCACCTGTATATGCTGCCAAGAAAGAAGAAGAGAAAACTGAACCAGAAGTTCAACCAGTATGGTCTGAACCAGAACCAACTCCAGAACCTCCTGTAGTTTGGGAAGAGCCTGTTGCTGTTGAAGCAACTGCTACTGAAGCACCTGCTGAGGAAGAACCCGTTGATCTAGAGGCTCGTATAGAAGCACTCGAAGCAAAGGCAGATGAGGAGAGACCAAACTATTCTAGAGGTGATCTCTGATGGCTAAGTCAGCAAACAAGGGGAAGAAAGGTTCCTCAAAACAAAACCAAGGTAATGCTACTGCGAAGAAAGCAAAGAACGGCGGCAAGAAAAAGTAATGGACTACATTATTTTTGCAATCGTGGGTCTGGTGGAAATCGGACCCAATCTTTGTAGGGTGGATTACATGAGGTACGTTGATGTCCAATCGGTAACTCTACCTTGCGATCTAATCAAAAAGGAGAATATAGATGCAAAAAGTATTTAATGCTCTAGCAGTTGCCTCATTTGTATTGAGTGCATCTGCTGTAGGTGCTGGCGTTTATGCTTACATGAATAGAGAAACTCTAATCGAGCAGGCAAAGCGTGAGATCATCGAAGCAGTTACACCCAAAGGTGTAAAACAAATTACAGAGAAACTACCATTCAAATTATTCTGATGTATATTGCTAAGCGAGAAGGGTTCGCGGGAACCTGGGATTACTTCCAAAATAATGTAAATGACAGTCCAAAATGGACGAAGGATAAATCCAAAGCTGCCGTGTTTGCATCTCAAGACCAAGCGATGAAACATGCCAATCAGAGTGGTCTATATACTATTATTCTGGAGGCAGTAGATGACAACAGCGCCAGCGAAGGACAAGCGTAAAGAAGAGAAGGATAACATCTTTGTGGATATTCTCTACAATATCGTAGTTTATATTCCAGTCTTGATTATCTCTTGGGTTGTAGATAAATTTTCAGATTGAGAACTTAGCAGATAATTTTTTCGCAATCTTTTTAGCAGGGGCAAATAGAGGTTTGAATCTCTTTTGCCCCTCTTTTGTAAATTTTTCTGAAATCACATCATCAATAATGATCTTGTTGTCAATCTCATAAAGGGAATTGATTTCAACTTGATCACGAATGTATTGCTCTACATTATCTACTTGATCTACTAGTCGTGTTCCTTCTGCAGAGTATTCAAACACATCAATATGCCCGCCTTCTGCTAGCACATAATGTAGAACGGGTTTGACTTGTTTGATCTTGAGTTTGAATTTCTTTTTGGTTGCTTCTTTGATAAGTGGTTCAGCAGCGTTCTTTAGGGTATTGAAGACCGTTGTGGCAGCCATGGTGGCAGCGGTAGTCACAACTGCCACAGACCCTGCTGTGGCGACCAGAGAGGGATCTGGTAGATCGATCTTCAAACCAGCAACCGTAAATGCGGGAGTTATAGGTTGCGCTGGAACCTCTACAACGGGAGTTGTAGGTTGCGGTATTGCCTGTTGAATGGCAGGGGGTAGTTCTGCTGGTTTGGGATCGGGTAACCCTCTGGTCTTCTCTTCTTTCTCTGCTGCTTGCTTCTCTTTCTCTGCCTTGACAGCAGCATCAAATTCTTGTTGTGTTGGTACATTCACTACAGGATAAGGTATCCTAATATTGGGAGCATCAATAATAGGAACCTCAAGACCACGAACAACAGGAGATTCAACACCACGAACAACTGGTCTCTCTATGGTGGGAATTACAGATGGACCAGCGATTCTATTGATGTTTGTATTTGGAACCTTGATCGGATTATTTCCGATTAATGGTATCAAATTAGGATTGTCAATTAGATCCATTTACAACATCCTTCACGTTTGGATACTTGACAACGACATCAGCACAGATTTTATAGTAAGGACTATCAGGATGGAACATGATTCCATTCTTGTATGCCTCACCACACTTTAGTAATCTAACTAACTCAAAGTCTAGACGTGCCTTGTCTGCTTCTGCCTTCTGTCTTTCGATCTCTACGGATGCTCTTGCCTTGCATAGTTCCATTAGACCACCATCTAAAGGAATATTCACTCCAGCAGAGATACCAAAGTTTCCATTACGGGATGTAAATGTTTCTGGATCTTCGCTGCTGTTGTTACTTCCTAGGGCAAATGGTGAGACGCTGAAGGTTGCTCCTTGACAACTAACTCCCGCTCCGTAAGTGTTGAGGGCGTATGGTCCTTGTAATACTTGGACAGCTTGATTAGTAACATTACCTGTAGCGGAAGCACTAGGGCCAGCGATGTTAGTATTAGAAGGAGCGGGAGCACTTTGCGCGAGAACTGGTAATGTTCCACAACTAATTACTGCGTAAAGACAGAAATTGATGTAGTGGTTGATTGAGTTTCTGTTGTGCGATCTATCCATGTTTCTTTAGCCACTCCAGGTCCGAGATAAGTTTCCGAGAACTGGAATGGAGCACCTTGCTCTATGATCGAATATCCAGCACCACGTTGGGGAGTACCAGGGATATTGATGTTTGTTCCAGTTACAGTATATGATTCACCAGTTGTATATTCAACTTGACGAATAGTTTCTATAATTTTTGTAGATGATTCTGTGGTTGCGTTGATTGTGCCTCTAGTAAAATTAGGCACAACACTTTCTGCTAGGGCAGGTGAAGAAGTCCCTAGCAGGATCAAACCTGCTAGGAGATATTTCACTTGAACACACTCAATTCGATGGTTCTTTGACCTGTAGCAGTAGTGCCAGCACCACCAGCAGTTACGGTAGGAACACCAGTTGTTGATAGAGTACCAGCAAGAGTTCCCTTATCACCACCAGTTTGAGTTACGCTATCTCCATAAAGATTTGGAGTTCCGATAACGCCATTAGTAACTGTTTGATCGGTTACAACAGCATCGGCAGCGTTAAAACTCTCACTAAAGGAGAACGCTTGACCAGCAGTATTGATATCGTAGGTTCCAGCACCACCTACACCACCAAAGGATGTAGATTGAATATTGGTTCCTGAAGCGGAGTAAGAAGCACCAATTCGTGTGGATTGAACAGCAGCACCATCAACTTTCAATTGAACGGAATCAGTAATTCTTGATGTAATTTCAGCAGCATTAGTAGGAATAGCAAAGAATAACGAAGAGATTAGGAGTAATCTTTTCATTTTTCTTATTTGGAATGAGACCATATTTATTTATCCTGACAAGGGGCTTGACATGGACCCCTCACATGCTATATACTCCTGTTATAATTCTTTACAAAACTCAAATGACTGTAACATCCAACGAGTATGGACAACAAAATATGTGGGCAAAGGAGCCACAGATGGTTGTTGAAGAGTACCACAACAAGGGTATGCTGACTCCTTATGAGCGCATCGAAATGTATAATGGACGCTGGGCGATGATGGGCGTGGTCTCTGGTTTTATCTCTTATGCCATCACGGGCAAACTGTTTTTTGGCATTTTCTGACAGAGGGCTTGACTATGACCGCCACTTTCTATACAATAGTAAGCGTCGCCTGGTTCGTTCTCCTGGCGGCATCCGTAGAAAAAATTTGCGAGACCTATTGATGGCTACCTTTAACGTTACTCTTCAATCCCCTGACGGCACCGAAAATAGTTTTGAGTGCCCTGATGATCAATATATTCTTGAGGCAGCAGAGGAGGCAGGTATTGATCTCCCCTCTTCCTGTCGCGCTGGTGCTTGCTCTGCTTGTGCTGGTAAGATCCTTTCTGGTACAGTAGATAACGAGGAGCAATCCTTCCTTGATGATGAACAAATCGAAGATGGTTGGGTGCTGACTTGTGTGGCATATCCTACCAGCGATGTTGTGATCCTGACTGAACAAGAAGAAAACCTGTGATGACAACTGGTGATATGCTGGGGCAATTATAAAGAAAAACTTATTTGTAATCCTAATCCTGAACTGAAACAAAAACATGACCCGAGTACCTGAAGTAACTTTCAAAGACCGTCGCCCATGCTATAACGGTGACTATGATTGGTATGACCTCACCACATCTGAAATCTTTGATGATAAACGTGTGATTGTGTTTGCTCTGCCTGGGGCATTCACTCCTACCTGCAGCACTTTCCAACTGCCTGGTTATGATCTAGCATATAATGAATTCAAGGCACTTGGTATTGATGAAGTCTGGTGTCTGTCTGTGAATGATGCCTTCGTAATGAATGCTTGGTTCAAATCGCAAAATATCCAAAATGTCAAACCTATCCCTGATGGTAGCGGTGATTTTACTTACGCTATGGGTATGTCTTGCGCTAAGACAAACCTAGGATTTGGTTATCGCTCCTGGCGTTATGCTATGGTGGTGAATGATGGAGAGATCGAACAGATGTTTGAAGAACCTGGCAAGGTAGGTAACTGCCCTGTTGATCCTTACGAAGTTTCTAACCCTGAAACTGTACTAGCTTATCTCAAAAACACTTATACAAAGGAGAACTAAAATGAAATTCGGTTTTACCCCTGAGGCAGAGATCCTCAACGCTCGTCTTGCCATGCTTGGTTTTGTAATTGCTGTTGGCACTTACATGACCACAGGACAAATTATTCCTGGTGTATGGTGATAAATAAAAATTGAATATCGTCGGCGCAAGCCAGAGGGACCCCTGCCAAATCACAGGATGGTCCCTTTTTTATTTGAGTTCAGAGGTAAGTATGACAGAACAACAAATTTTTCACATCTATAAGAAGGGAACAAGCGAGGTTGTCAAGCACTCCCTGACAGTTGATGAACTGGAACAAATGATCACGAAAAGGGAGGTGGATTGGTTGCGGTGGGAGGTCCAACCATGTTATACTGAGTACTCAGTTGGGGAAGCGTCCTTCTGATTGAGTACAAATACTCAAATCTGAGGGCTTGACGGATTCCCGACCACCTGCTACAATAAATACATGAACAAATGTTACGAATCTCTCATAATTCTTAACATGTCTAACACCCTGTAAACCGAGACCTCTAGGGTGTATAAATTACGTCTCTCATACCCCGCCTGAGGGTGGCGGGGGAATAGTATAACCACCATTTCCCTGATGGTCTTACTAACTCTTTCATAACAATGACTGCAACTCTTTCACAACAACGTTCTACTAATGCTTGGGACTCATTCTGCGAGTGGGTAACTAGCACTAACAACCGCCTTTATGTTGGTTGGTTTGGTGTTCTGATGATTCCTACGCTGCTTGCTGCTGCTATTTGTTTCATCGTCGCCTTCGTCGCTGCTCCTCCTGTGGATATTGACGGCATCCGCGAACCAGTTGCTGGTTCCCTAATGTATGGAAACAACATCATCTCGGGTGCTGTTATTCCTTCAAGCAACGCTATCGGTCTTCACTTCTATCCTATCTGGGAAGCTGCTTCTCTCGATGAGTGGCTATATAATGGTGGACCTTTCCAACTGGTCGTCTTCCATTTTCTGATTGGTATCTATGCCTACATGGGTCGTGAGTGGGAACTTTCATACCGTCTGGGTATGCGTCCTTGGATCTGTGTTGCTTATTCTGCTCCTGTTGCCGCTGCTTCTGCAGTTTTCCTTGTCTATCCTTTCGGTCAAGGTTCCTTCAGTGATGCAATGCCTCTCGGAATCTCGGGCACGTTCAACTACATGCTCGTCTTCCAAGCAGAGCATAACATTC